TAAATCCACCAAGAAATTCATCTAATTCTTTTTCAGTAAAATCACTTAGTTCATAAACTTGATCACCATCATAAACTTGTGTAATAGATTTCTTTACAATCTCAAGCACAAGTTCAGAGTTTAGTGTTTTTCCTGCTAAACTTTGAATTGTTTCATAATTTGGATAACCCAATATAATACCAATATCATCTGTTAACTTGATATTATTATCGTGTTCATCATCAACGTGACATTCGATTTCTTCTAAATTTAGTGTCACAGGCACATATGTCTTTTCATCATCTGGACATAGAACATTGATTGTTGATGTTTCACCAACTGACTTTGCTCTAATTCTTAGAAAAACATATTCTAAATCAAATTGTGGTAAAGAATTAACGTCTAATTTATCAAATGTACATGATTGTACAACTTCTCTTATTGCATTTAACATTTGTTCTTCATCACCACTTTCCATTGCAGTCAATAAGACTTGTTCGTCTTTCACTACAAATGGTCTATATTTTACCTTCTTATCCACAGACGGTAATGTCAATGTGTAAGTTGGTGTTTTTAGTTTCGGTAACGGCATATTATAATCACTCCTTTATTAAAAAGGTGGAAATACTTTTCCACCAAATATCTTACCTACAGGTATTTGATTGAATACCTGATTTGTTGTATCTCTAACTGTTCTCAGTATATCAGCAGATAGACCTGTTACACTATCACCACCAGATACAACACCTGTTGTTTTTTCAGCAAATGATAATCCATATTGATCACCACTATCAGTAACAAGATTTCTCCAAAACTTAAATGAGAAAGTGATACTAATTTTATGTACTTGACTTGAAGCCTCATACGATAATTCTTGTGCATCAATTGTTTTAGGAAATGCTTCTGAACATTCAACAGCATAGGTCACACGATCTCTATCATCATGTGAACTAAAACTACCTAATTGGTAGATTTTAAGTGGTGCAGTGTATTCATCTGAATAATTAATATTGTATGAAACTGGATTGTATGCTGTCTTTTGCCAATATTCAAATAATTGCTTCTCTCTCATAAACTTATCACAATAAAACGTTGCAGTCAATTCACCATAAGTCACACCATCTACAATTTCTTGTGATAAACCATGAGTGTTACGAATCGTTGTTGACAAGTTACGACCAGGAAATGAAATATTACTACACATTAAACGTATGTACTTGTTATCATTTGACAATGTTGCTAAATCAGCTGATTGTGGTGATAATCTTCTTCCGTTTAATGTGTTTTCTAATGCAAGTGTTGAAACACCTTGTGGTAATTGTAAGTCAATAGCAAAACGACTAGGTCTTGCCATACCTTCACCACGTGCAATTGCTGATCGAAAACGACCTATTGTAGTTTCTGATTGTGCTTTCTTTCCTAGTCTAGGATCTTTTGCAACATCATAAACACCTTTTAAATCTTCACGTGACACACCTGCACGTATGTCAAATGGTCCTATTCTTTTACCACCTCGTATGATTGCCATTATCCTAGTTTCTTTCTATTTTTCATGTGTGCTTGTTCTACTAATTTTTTATTCTGTCCATAGTACTCAACAGCGTGTCCTACTTTACACATGAGTTTATTGACACTAACACCATCACACCATATATCACCGAGTATTCTTCCAAACTTACCCTTTTCATCACCCTTATATGTTTTAATCACAATGTGTGATGCATCTTTTAAATGTTTCTTTAAAAACTCTTTGGACATTAATCCATATTTCTTTTCTGTTAAATCTCTTGTACGACTTTCTGGTGTATCAATACCAAATAGTCTAACTCTTTGTTTATATAAGATATCAAATCCCATATCTAATATAACATCGATTGTATCACCGTCAACAACTTTTAAAACTTTGTTAACACGATAACTGTAATCCGTTGGGTCACCTAGTTTGTTCATTAACTTGCTATCCTTCTACTATCTGTCCATACTCTTGCACTTGATGCTTTTCTAAAGTCTTGTACAGGCAATAGAGATGCAACGAGAAAATCTTCTTCACTAATTCGTAAGAAACCAGAACGAAGTTGATTTGTCAAATAATGTTTAATTGTTGGTTTGATCAGTCTAACTCTTTTTAGACTTGAATAATCTGAGTTGACACCCTTTTTATCAATCACTTCTAATAATTGCACACGTAGGGGTATTGGTAAATAGTGAAAGTTTAATCCAAGAAATCCACCTGGTGCAGACTGTAAAGGCAACACCAATGGAAATCGATCATAGTATGGTAATTCATTTTTAAGTTTAGGGTCATAGAAGAACATGTTCAGTTTACCGTTTGATGGTCTTCTTGCCAATGCACCAGAATTAATCAATCTACGTGCTGACACTTTATTACCTAACTCTCTGATTTTTTTACGATACCATGCAACCGATTTCTCTTTATCACCTGCTTGTTTTCGTATGTCTGTAAAGATATCCGCCATACTACTATTTATATGGCGATAAGAAATCCTCTGTGAGAATAGTAAACTCCATCCCACGTTTTTTCGACCATTCTTTTGCACTTTTCCACTTTGCTTGGTTCTTTACATACTCTAAAACTTCATTCTTCCATTTGGTCGTTTTCCGTGATGGGTTGCGTAATGGTGCTTTGGTATACTTTTTAGGCTTGACTTCTACTACTAACTTGCGTATATTACCATCTTTGTCTTTGTACTTGAGATAGAAATCTGGAAAGTATCGATGTAGTTTGTTGTCAATGGGTGACATATAAGGTATAATGAGCTCTTCACTACCCCATTCCATAATAGCAGGATTGGAATCACAATACATCATAAACCTACGTTCCCACAAACTTCGATAAATAATGTTCCCAGGATCACCTTTATACTTCTTTGGATCACGTGGTCTATACTTGCCTTTGTATGTTTTCCTATATGTCATATAAATACTTATATGGCATTCACAAGTAAAGTTGCAAACAAATTAAAGAGTTTAGCTGGTGCAAAGGCATCAATCTTTGGTGGTGGTATTTTCTCATCACAAGAAAAACCTGATCTCACATTACAAGCAGAAAATTTATTAAATCAATCACCTGCTGAGATTGACACATCATCTATCGCACATATGAAAGAGAATCCATTTAAGTTTGGTACCGTATCATATCCCTTAAATGTTGAAGACGGTAATTTAGAAGGTCACTACATGGTGTTTCATATTCTTACATCAACACCTGGACTATCACGTTTTGATTCAACAACACGTGTTGATAATAAAGTTACAAATAACGCACTTGGTGGACCTCCAGGCGCAACATATGAAACAGATGATTTAAGTTTAACTGCAAAAGAAAAATCTAAGAATGATTTTATCTCAACACATAATGACAAAGTAACTAAACTACGTCAAGGTGCATTTGAACGTTATGGTTATCAAAGAACAAAAGATATTATTTCATTGTATATGCCAAGCACTATTAGTGTGAGTTATAAAACAAATTACAAACAAGAAAGTTTTGGTTTATTAGAAAAGTTAGTTGCAGGTGCTGCTGATGGTGTCGGTGGTGTTATTGGCGCTGGTGTTGATGTTGTACAAGATGCGATTGCTAAATTACAAACAAAAGCAAGATCACTATCAACAGGTGAGATTACACTTGATCGACAAGAGATGTTGTTTGAAGGTATCGACTATCGAACATTTTCTTTTGAGTATAGTTTTCTACCAAAGAATGAACGAGAAGCAACAGCAGTTGATAAAATATGCACACTTTTTAAATATCATTCAAGACCAAAAATTAAAAGTGCATCCACGGGTACTTATAACTATCAATTACCATCACAGTTTCAAATACAATACATGTATAGAGATAAAGAAAATGAATTTATGAATCGAATCGGACAAGTTGTCTGTACAGATTGCACAATTACATATGGTGAAGGTGAACAATGGAAAACATTTAGACCATCAACATATAAACACGGCGCACAACCAGTCAAAACAAATATTAAATTAGAGTTTACAGAAATTGATTTGATAGATAAAACGGCAATTGCAGAGGGTAACTTTTAATGTATTTTAAATCTTTACCAAATATCATCTACAAGAATCCTATTGACAACTCAAATGTCAAATTGGTGACAAATATATTAACACGTGTGAAAATGCGTGACACTGCATTTGATCAGTTTTCAATGTTTGACAGATACGATGTGCCATCAGGTGAAACACCAGAGATTACTGCGTTTAAACACTTTGGATCAACTAGTTATCATTGGGTGATATTGATGACAAATAATATTACAAACATTTACACTGGATGGCCAATGTCTGAAGCTGCGTTCTCTGATTATCTCATTGACAAATATGGAGATGATGTTGACGCAGTACATCATTATGAAATTTATCAAACATCTGGTGATACAAGAAAAGTTTTACAAGTTGCAAGTTCACAGTCTGGTGCGACTACCGTTACAAATAGAGAATATGAAGAAAGACTGCAAGACGAGAAAAGAAAAATACAATTACTCAATAGAAATTTATTAGAACCATTTATTGATGAATTTAACACACTAGTAGGATAATTATGTTAAACGCCACTGATGAGATACTGGACTTTCCAGGCGCATATAAATTAAAAGACATTCGTCTAATATCGTCTGATGGTATTGATTATGATATTACGGACTTGGTCACCAAACTTAATCTGTTTTCAAGTATCTACTCACCCTTTGTCACAGGTAATATTCAATTCTTAGATACAAAAAATATTGTAGATAAGTTACCTATGATGGGTGAAGAAACATTAACATTTCAATTTTATACACCATCCACAGAAAAAGTCAACCACATAGATACAACAGATTTTCCAATGCGTGTTACAAGATTCTTTGTAGAACGACAATCTGAGAAATCACAGTCTTACGTCTTAGAATTTTCAAGTTTAGAGTTTAAAAGAAATAATCGTGTGCGAAGTGTCGCACCTTTACGTGGCACATACTCAGATATGGTCAATACAATACTCCGTCAAGATTTAAAAACACGAAAAGAGATTATTTTAGAACCCACACTATTCAATCAAAAATGGATATCACCTAATATTACACCAGTTGATTTAATTCAACGTTTGGCAGATAAATCTGTTTCAAGTAAATTTGAATCTGCTGGTTATCTTTTTTACGAAGATTTTCATAATACTTTTCATTTTCGCAGTCATACCAGTCTGATGTATGATGCACCAGGACGACCTAAAGAAACAGCTTATGTTTTCCATGATATTCCTACAACAGAGAATGATATTTACACACAGATGACACGTGTAAAATCATTTGAATTAAAACGTTCTTATGATCATACAAGAAATACACGTTCTGGCATGTATGCAAGTACACTGATTACGCACGATATCCAAGACAAACGATATTATGAAGATATTTTTCGTTATGATACGTATTTTACTGAAACAGCACACATTGAACCACAGAAAAACCAAGATAATCTTCTTGCCTATTCTGGTTTTGTTGATGATGACAATAAGAAATTGTTTGATTATTCTTCTTCCAGGATTTATGTCGCATCAAAGGCAGGTGATCATCACAATGAGTATGATGCATCAGGTAATCCAACATATCCATACAAAGATGAACCGAGAGAAATATCATTACAGAAACGAATTTCAGAAATTCAATCGATGAAAAATATTGTACTCAATTTAACTGTGCATGGAAATACGTCACTGCGTCCAGGTATGATTATTCGATTTAATTATCCTCATAATGCAAATGAAAATACAGATGAGTTTGTTAATAAATCAGAATTATACTCAGGTCGATATGTGATTACAAAGTTACGACATATTGCAACCGCTGGTGTGGATACAAGACATGAAACTCTCATTGAGTGTGTCAAAGACAGTTTAAGAAATGCCTTTCCTGTCAATCCTACCAATCATTATATTAAACCAACAAAACGGAATACATACACATTGGAAAATAACGCATAATGACGCATAGAAATCGATATCGTTGGATTCAAAACGAACATCCATGTCCGTTGTGTATGAAAGCGTATAAATTCATCCAATACCTAGAGAATAAATATCAACAACTGAAAAGGAACTGTTTATGAAAGAAAATCTAATAGACGTAATGACAGGACTCATCACCGAGGGAGTGTACGATCCAAGTATCTTCAAGGCCTTTTTTCTTGCTGGTGGCCCTGGATCTGGTAAATCGTATGTTGTGAGAAGAACAACTGGTGGATTTGGCATGAAACTGATCAATCCAGATACGGCATTTGAGAAAGTTCTCTCTGATGCAGGTAAATCACTAGACTTAACAAAGATTGATCCTGATGAACGTGACCTCCTGCGTCTCCGTGCGAAGAATTTAA